GCTGCTTGGGGCATTCACCGACAACTAATTGAAGTTGAAGGGTTTGACGGCAGTTCGGATGAGTATTATGATGAGCTGGATCGTAGACTTAAGTCGTCCTTTCCGGGTCGATTTAACAAAGACAGGACCACTAGAACCGTGCAAACGGTGGCACCTGCAACCCGGTCTTCCGGGGTAAACAATGCACGCCGCGTTGTGAAACTGACTGCAAGTCAGGTAGCGATTGCGAAAAAACTTGGCGTTCCGATTGAGGAATATGCCAAATACGTCAAGGACTGACCATGGACAAGGCTACTACAACCGTTAATCGTGAAGCACGTTCCGCGGATACCCGCGAGAAGTCCGCACGCCGGAAACCTTGGGCACCACCGTCACGACTTGATGCGCCTCCTGCTCCTCCGGGATACAAACACAGATGGATTAGGGCATATGCAGGCGGTCAAGAAGACCGTATGAATGTTGCCGCGAAAGTCCGTGAAGGTTATGAGCTTGTCCGTTCGGAAGAGTTCCCAGACTTTCCTGTTCCCACCGTGGAAGATGGCCGACACGCTGGCATTATCAGTGTGGGAGGTCTTCTGTTAGCCCGTATTCCTTTGGAAACAGTTGAAGAGCGACAGGCGTATTACCACCGTCGAGCCATTGATCAGGTTCAAGCGATTGACAATGAGCTTTTGAAGAGCAATGCTCATAACAGCATGCGCATTCAAAGTCCTGATCGTCAGTCTCGGGTTACTTTTGGTAGCCCCGGACCATCCGGGGAATAATCTTTTTAAGGAATTGACAAATGGCTAACGTAAATAAGCCCTTTGGTCTGCGTCCTATGGGCAACCTGTCTGCTACTGGCGCTCAAAAGCAGTATGCATATCAGATTGCTGATAACCAGGCCGGGGCAATCTTTTTGGGTGACCTAGTCACCAATTTTGACGGCTATATCTATAAGTTTGTTGCGGCAACTCATTCGTCGGCTGTTGGCGTGTTCAACGGCTGTTCGTACATTGACCCGACAACTGGTAAGCAAGTGTGGCGTAACTACTACCCTGGCAGCGTTAACATTACCGCAGGAATCATTCAGGCGGACGTGATTGACGATCCAAGTCAGTTGTTCTTGATCCAGTCGACCAGCAGCACGACGATTGATCAGACCAAGATTGGTTTCAATGCACCGATCTCGACTGGTACAACGGGCAGCACGACAACGGGCGTGTCAAACATGACGATTGACTCGGCTAACGTCGCAAAGACCAGCACTCTGGCACTGAAGGTTGTGGGGTTGTATAACAACGTCGACAACGAATTTGGTGCTTATGAGATTCTGGTGGTTAAAATCAACACGCATCAGTACGGAAGTGCTGGCGTGGCTGGACTTGGAGCTTAATCATGGCAATTTCACGTGCCCAACTTACGAAAGAGCTTGAGCCGGGTCTAAACGCCCTGTTTGGCCTTGAGTACAAGAACTACGAGAACGAGCATCTCGAAATCTATGACATCGAATCTTCGGATCGTGCGTTTGAAGAAGAAGTGATGCTCTCGGGCTTTGCAACGGCCCCGGTTAAGACTGAAGGCTCTGGCGTGTTCTACGACCAGGCGCAGGAAGTCTTCACTGCTCGTTACACCCACGAAACGATTGCGCTGGCGTTTTCTCTGACTGAAGAGGCAGTGGAAGACAACCTGTACGACCGTCTTTCGGCTCGTTACACCAAGGCCCTGGCCCGTTCCATGGCTCAGACTAAGCAGATTAAAGGTGCTGCTGTTCTGAACGGTGCATTCACGACCTCGATTGGTGGCGACGGCCAGCCATTGTGTTCAACGGCTCACCCAACGCTGGGCGGCCCTAACGGTTCCAACCGTTTGGCTGTGGATGCCGACTTGAGCGAGACTTCGCTTGAGCAGGCCCTGATCGACATCGCTGCGTTCACAGACGAACGTGGCCTGAAGATCGCCATGCAGGGTCTTAAGCTGATCATTCCAAAAGAGCTGATGTTTACCGCTGACCGCATCATGAAGTCCACGCTTCGTGTTGGCACGGCGGACAACGACATCAACGCAATCAGGAACATGGGGATGGTGCCGCAAGGTTATACCGTCAACCACTTCTTGACCGACGTTGATGCGTGGTTCCTTAAGACTGACGCTCCTAACGGCATGAAGATGTTCGAGCGCGTTGCAATCCGCACTGGTTTCGAAGGCGACTTCGACACTGGTAACGTGCGCTACAAGGCTCGTGAGCGTTACAGCTTCGGCTTCAGCGACTGGCGTGGTATTTTTGCTTCTCCTGGAGCTTAAATCCCTTCGCACTGAAAAGGCCCCGAAAGGGGCCTTTTCTTTTTGCAAATACGGTGTATAGTTATTCTATTCCGGGGTTTCCGGCATATCTGACAGTCCCGGCTGACGTCATGCAGATAGATATGCTTACTCGCATGTGAGAGCGCAATGGCAAATACTACGTTTTCCGGCCCAGTTAGATCGCAAAACGGCTTTCAGACCATCACTGTAGCCGCCGGTACTGGCACTGTCACTGTTGACGCTACTTTCGGTGCTGCTACCAGCGTAACCGATTTGACGACCACCAATCTGGTTTTTACTGATCAGAACCACCCCACAACTGCTGCAATCAACGCAACAGCGACAGCCACCGCAACACAAGTTGCAACTGGCTACATTACTTCTACTTCCGCCGCTGCAACAACTATCACCTTGCCTACTGGTACTTTGTTAGGCGCAGCCCTTAGCGCGACTAGGGGTACTGTATTGGACCTGTACGTTGACAACACTGCTGGGGCAAACACAGTGACGATTGCCGTGGCTACCAACGGCATCCTTTCCGCTGCCGCTGCCGCTGGCTCTGGAGCCGGTGCTGGTCTTCTGACTGTACCGTCCGGCGTTACTGGCCTTGCCCGTTTCACCATCATGTTCTCTAGTGCCACAGCATACGTTTTCACACGTACCGCTTAATTAGGGGCCTGTGATTTGATTAAGGGACAGGGCCATGAGTAATAGTAATATTTCCACGGCTTCGGCCACTACAACCGCCCAGGTTGTTAGTGGTCGGACCCGCTTGGTTGGTATCTACTTCACCGAAACATCAACTGCTGCGCAGCTTCAATTTCGTAGCGGCGGGGCAAGCGGAACTGTTTTGTTGACCTTAAATTCTTCGGCTGTTGCTACTTCACAATTTATCCCAATTAGTAATATGGGAATTTTGTTTGACGATGGAATTCACATTACATTTAGTACTGCAGGAGTTCCGTTTGTGACCGTGTTCTTCTACGGTGGCAAGGCGACATAATGGGCTTACCAGAACTTTGGTCTGCATGCCTAACTCTTGTGTTTGGGGTCACGGGCTTTATTCTTAGAGAGAAGTTTGGTGAGATTAATCGCCTCAACATTCTCTTGAATAAGACTCGTGAAGAGATGGCTCGGGATATGGTTACAAGGGCGGAAGTCTCCAAAATCATGGAGCATATTGATGCCCGATTTAACAAACTGGAAGAGAAGATTGATCGTCTGATCTCCTCATATTAAAGGATATTGACATGGCTAAGGCTGATTTAAAGAAGTTATTTCACGGCAAAGAGACTAAAGGTGAAGAGATGAAAGAAGCTAAAGCCATTAAGTCCGGCAAGATTTCCCCTAAGCAATATGCCATGGGCGAAAAAATGGAAGAGAAGAAGATGAAGAAGGGCGGCATGATGGATGGCGGCATGATGGGGGGTTATAAACATGGTGGTATGACCATGGTTAAAAAAGACGGCAAGATGGTTCCTGACTTTGCTGCGGATGGCAAAGGTAAGATGAAAAATGGTGGTGAGGCCAAAAAAGCTCCGGTTTATGGCCGCGCTATGATGCGTGTTACAGCAGATACCAAGGGTCGTGCCTTGGGCAAGGGGAAATAATCATGGCTGGACGTGGAATGGGTGCCGCGGTTCGCGGTGGCGGTTGCGTGATGAGCAGCAGCGACATGCCTAAAGTCGACTACAACTACGACTCGATGAAAGGCGATGAAGCCGTCAAGGTTGGAACAGCCAAGATGGCCAAAGGCGGTATGGTCAAGAAGGGCATGAAGATGAAAGCCTATAAAAAAGGCGGCATGTGCTAAATGGCCACCTCGGGCACGACTGACTTTGATCTGTCGATTGATGAGCTAATCGAAGAAGCATTTGAGCGATGCGGCATGAGGCCCACCAGTGGGTATCAGCTGGCGACGGCCCGTCGCTCGCTCAACTTAGTGTTTCTTGATTGGGCAAACCGCGGGTTAAACCTGTGGACTATCGAGCAGCAAGAAATTCAGTTGGCCCAGGGGGATCGGGTCCTTAATTTGGATCCGAATACGGTCAATGTGTTGGGTGCGGTAATTCGGGATTTGACCACGACTCCGTACAACGACATTATCATTCAAAGGATCAGCCGCCAGGAGTATTTGGACATTCCCAACAAGGACTTCCAGTCTCGCCCGGCTCAGATCTACGTCCAGCGTCAGAACATTCCACAGGTGTATCTGTATCCTGTAACACCAAGCAGCAGTTACAGGCTGGTGTATTACCGGATTCGGCGGATACAAGACGCTGGGGCGTACACTAATACTTCGGATGTCAACTGGCGTTTCTTGCCATGCCTGGCGTCCGGCCTTGCGTATTTCTTGTCATTGAAGTTTGCCCCAGACCGTATTGGTGCCTTGAAGAATCTTTATGAAGAGGACTTCAAGCGTGCGGCAGATGAGGATAGGGATACCGCCAGCGCATACTTTGTGCCGCAAATAGCGACGATCTAAATGACCTACGCGGCAGGTAAATATGCCTTAGCCCTTTGCGATTACTGTGGTCAGCGGTACAGGCTGACACAGCTTCGCATCAATTGGCGTGGTTTTAAGGTTTGCCCTGACGATTACGAGCCAAAAGAGCCGCAAATCCAGCCATTGAAGTATCATGGCGATGCGATTGCACTTGATGGTCCGCGGCCAGATCGTAGGGAGCCTTTGTCTGTGTTTGTTGGCGCTCCTGGCTTTTCAGCCTTTCAGAGTTTTGGGACGGCGCGTAATACAAACGATATGCGGCCGTATGTAGATGGTCCCGCGTTGATTTCGCGGGTGGTGGTCGGTTCTGTGACGGTGACAACAACATGACTTACGACGAGTTAGTCACAAACATCCGGAATTACACTCAGGTCGGGCCGGAAGAGTTTACGGCTCCGGTTTTGGACACGTTCATCACGTTTGCGGAAAACCGTATTTTGCGTGAGATTGATTTGGACGTGTTTAAGAAAGAGATGACGGGAAACGTGACGGCTGGGAACAGATTTTTGACTGCTCCAACCGACATGCTAACGCATCGATACATGCTGATTAAGAATTACACTACGCAAGTTCAGGTGTTTTTAGAATTCCGTGATACGTCATTCATGAAAGAGTATTGGAAAGATCAGTCTTTGACTGGTGTTCCAAAGTATTTTTCGGTGTGGGACCAGAATACTTTTTACCTAGCGCCAACCCCGGACCTTATTTATATCGTTGAGCTTGGGTTTATTTATCGTCCAACTCAGTTATCGTCTACAAACACAACGACTTGGATTAGTACAAATGCTCCGGAGGCCTTGTTTTATGCCTGCATGATTCAGGCATATAGCTATTTAAAAGGCCCTACGGATATGCAGGCTTATTTTGAGAACAGTTACAAACAGGCCATCAGTGGCCTGGGTGTTGAGCAGCAGGGTCGCCGCCGCCGTGATGAGTACCGTGATGGCATGATGCGGATTCCGCTTAAATCTGATTCACCGGGTCCGTAATGGCTTTTTCAGGCAATTACATTTGCACCAGTTTTAAGGTGCAGCTTTTGAGAGGCGTGCATAACTTCACGCCTGGGACTGGCAATACGTTCAAGCTGGCGTTGTACAACCAAAACGCTACGTTTGATGCTTCCACGACTGCGTATACATCAACCAACGAAATAGCAGCCTCCGGCACATACACCGCTGGTGGCGTAGCTTTGACCCCGTACACTCCAACGTCGGCAAATACGACTGCTTACGTGGATTTTGTGGACTTGTCGTTGACGGGCGTGACAATCACTACTTTTGGGGCATTGATTTACAATAGCTCTGCCGCAGGCAACCCCGCGGTTTGTGTTTTGGATTTTGGCGGGCAGCGAACCACCACTCCTGGCGGAGTCCTAAACATCGTTTTTCCAACAGACGACGTCACGTCTGCAATTATTCGGGTGTTTTAAATACTATGTTAGTCAACACAATTCACGGCGAAATGGACGACTCTCTGCTAGAAAAAAAAGAGGGTTCGTTGGATAATGACATTGAGTCTACTACCTGGACGGAGTACTGGTTAAATGACGAGCTAGTGCATCGTTCGGCCCATGTCACGTTAAAAACCTCTCCGTTCACCGCGCTGGAAAGCGCGTTATTGGGATAAATCATGGCAAATAGTCAAAGCCTTTGTACTTCTTTCCTTGGCGAGTTGATGACCTCAACCCATAATTTTGGGACGGCACCAGTTCGTGCTGTTTCGACTGCGGACACGTTTAAGGGTGCCTTGTTTCTTGCTTCGGCAACGATCAATGCAAGCACTACTGTTTACACGACGACTGGCGAAGTCACCGGGACAAACTACACGGCTGGCGGGGTGACTCTTACCAATGCCAATGCGCCGACGTCTGCGAATACTTCTCCGACTGCGGGTACTGCGTACTGGACGCCTTCGGCTTCGGTGACGTATGCAAACGTCACGTTGAGCACAGCGTTCGACACAATGCTGATGTATAACTCGTCGCAGGGTAACAAGGCGGTTGGTGTGTTTACGTTTGGTTCGCAGACCATTACCGCGGGCAACTTTACGTTGACGATGCCTACGAACACGAGCAGCTTGGCTTTGATCCGGTTGTCTACAACCTAAAGGTGAGTTGTGGCCGACGCTTGGGGGGTAGGCACTTGGAGTAGTAACTCATGGGGAGGGACGAATGTAACCGTTTCTCTGCTGAGTACCTCTGCTTCTGGTGGTGCTGGGGCTGTAACAGCATTCTTTCCAGACGTTACTAGGCCTCTTACTGGTTCTTCTGCTTCTGCAAGCCCTGGCATTGTAATTAGGGAAATTGCTCAAGCGTTGACTGGGGCGGCGGGCGCAGGGGCGGCGGGGTCTGCAAGCATTAGTTACCAGGTTACTCCAAGCGGAAGGGTTGCATCTGGGCTTGCTGGGTCAATTGTTTTTGCGGGGTCGACTGCTTTGTCTGGGGCAAGTCCTGCCCAAGGTGCAAGTGGTTTGTTTGTTCCGAATATCACGGCTTTTTATACCGGGACAATTTCTGGAACTACTGGGTGGAGTGATGGTACCTGGGGCAGTGCGTCCTGGGGTGGTGCGGGTGTTCTGACAGTTACTTCTGCAGGGGCAGTTGCGGGATCGGTTGTTTCGCAGGTTGCCCCTAGTCTGACTGGGGTAAGTGGGTTTGCGGCACCGGGCAGTGTTGGTTTGGAAATGGCGATTTTGCTTAGTGGCAGAACGGCATTAGGCGAGACGGGTGGGTTGAGCACGGGTAAAGCCTCCTTTTTGACAGGGGCGGCTAGTGCAAATGGTTTGGCGGGGAACCCAGTGGCTACGTATGTTTCCCCTCTCGTTGGTTCTTCTGCAAGGGCAGATGAGGGTAATTTCAGGTATGCATACTGGCAACTGGTAAATGATTCACAGACCCCGAACTGGACTGATATAATTACGGAATAGGACTAAACCATGGCAACTTCATATACCTCGCTTCTTGGGCTGGCCCTTCCGGTAACGGGGGAGTTGTCTGGTACTTGGGGCGACACGGTCAACAACGCAATTACGTCGCTGCTTGACACGTCAATAGCGGGTACGACGCTGTTGACGGCTGACGCTGACGTGACGTTGAGCACGACGGCTGGGACAGCAAACCAAGCTCGTCAGATGATTATTCTTTGGACGGCGGGTGGTACGACGACGCGCAACATTACTGCTCCGGCGCAGAGTAAAGCGTATGTTGTCATCAATGCTACGACGAGTACGCAGTCGATTGTTTTGCGTGGGGTTGGTCCTACGACGGGCGTGACAGTTACTGCGGGCGACAAGGCTCTGATTGTCTGGAACGGTTCGGATTTTGTTCGTGTTGGTGCTTCGGCGGGTGGTTCTACCACGCAAGTTCAGTACAACAATTTGGGGAATTTGGCTGGTTCAGCCAGCATGACCTTTGATAGTACTACTGGAAAGTTGACTGTCGGCAACATTCTTGACTCAGGATTGACCGCTTCCCAGGCAGTCTTTACTGATGCGTCGAAGAACCTTGTCTCTGTTGCGACGACGGGTACAGGGAATGTGGTGTTGGCGACTGCACCCACGTTGACTCTTGCGAATGCGACTGGTTTGCCGTTGAGTACGGGTGTTTCGGGTCAGCTTCCTGTTGCCAATGGTGGTACGGGGTCGAACAACGCAAACGGTGGATTCAACAATCTGTCGCCCATGACCACTGCTGGGGACATGATTTATGGTGGCCTGGCGGGTGCTGGTACGCGGCTTGGTATTGGCTCCAACGGAAACGTGTTGACGGTTAGTGGTGGTGCGCCGGTTTGGGCTGCTATTGGTGGCGGCGATGTGTCTGGCCCAGCCTCTGCAACCGACAACGCAATTGCAAGATTT